GCGGCACGTCCGGCACTCTGGCGGCGAGCAAGATTCACGACACCACTTATGGAACGCTGGCGGATGCTTCAGTTCTCGTTGCGGCAGGTGGAACCTTTGATGAGGCTGCTCGCAACGTCGATCCGGGAATCACGAAGGTGTTGGCGCCAGCCAGCGGTGGCCCGACTAACTACAAGATTGCCAATAGCACACTTGTTGGAACGGCCACCGCCCCGCTGGAAGCCGATGTTTGGCATGATACAGGCACGTATGGCGTTGGTGGCACGGCTAAAACACCCTCCAAAGTTGGCTCCTCGATCACAAATCTCACGGTGGGAAACCTCAGAAGCGGCGTGACGGTCGATGACGTTGGTCCGGGCACGTTCACACACACCACGGATTACGTCGCCATCGCGGTTTTACCGACGGCATCGAAGGTCTTTCACGGCATCGACCGAGGCGACGGGGAAACAGGCACGTTGACGGTCGCCAACATCGGGACCGCCGCCGGAAGCAGCCACGATGTGACGGCCGCCATGCTGCCGGATGGCTGGGAGATCGACACGCTTACCGGCACTGGGGCAAACGAGACAGCGGCGGCAGCCGCTCAACTTGTGACCGACCAGGCCGAGGTGAGCGCCAAGAAAGCGTACATCTACCCGAACGCCGACATTCTTGGGCAGGATGACGGCACGCTTCGGGCCAGCAACATCGGAACGCTGGCGGGAACAGACAACCTGGTTGTCGGAGACTTGCGATATGACGTGACGGTCGATGACGTTGTGGGCGACTTGCGGCTGCCGAACAACGGTCCCGAGGACGAAGCCCACTGGGCGACCGGCAACGCGGTTTTGGTCGCCGTGGGGGCGTATTACGACGCCGCCAACGCAACCGCTGGCACAGCCGTGTTGACGGAGGACGAGGTTGCCGCTGCGGTTTCGGCGATTGGGGCGAACGTCGCCCAACTGCTATTGGACGTGGCGGACATTCCAACCGATCCGCTATTGACCGGCGATTCGCGTCTGCCGGCCACCGTGATCGCGGCGAAAGCGGACCTGCCGGCCGACTACCAGCAACGGGGCGTCGCCGTTACGCTGCCCTCCGGAGTGGCGACGGAAGCCAAGCAGGACGCCGCCAAGACCGTAATCGACGGGATCGCCACAACGCTGTCGGCCCTGGGCACTTTGACCCCGGACGAGCGCAACGCCGTGGCCGACGCCTTGCTTGCCCGTGCAAACGCGATTGACGGCAAGACGCCGCAAGAGGCGTTGCGGATCATGGCCGCCGTGCTGGCCGGCAAGGTCAGTGGCGCAGGCAGCGGAACGGAGCAATTTACCGGCTTAGACGGATCGACCCTGCGGGTTGAAGTCACCACTGATGCCTCGGGGAATCGTACCAACGTCAACTACAACACAGAATGATTCGACAGAACTGCGCCGCATGGGCGGCGCAAGCTGGGAAGTAAATGAATTTGCAACGATGGCAAGATGAACAAGAAAGAAATGACCTCCGGGACGCCCAGTCTCCGCCCCCGTGCCCTCCCTATGGGTGCCCCTCCCAAGGTACTCCCAGGCCGGGGCGAGGCGCGAGGTGTCCCACGGCTATCGTTCGCGTGTAACCTATAGTCCATCCATCCATTTGACCAGTTTTTTACGGCGTAGGGAGCAATAACAGTGTGGATTTTCGATGGTCCAAGCGAAAGCAACACGACGTCGAGCGGAAACGGCGAGAGCGGCAGGCCGACCAGGAGGTTGTCATCCCTCCATGTGCGGACAAGCGTAGACGGAAGCGGTTGGAAAAGAACGACAAGGCGTGGTTGCGGTGGTACTTCGACGATCCAGAGTCTCCGTTGGAATCGCGATTTTGGTACGATTTCACGTGCCAACAAACGGAAATGATCGAGGCCATCGCTCGCGCCATCCACTACGGAGGCGATCAGTCGATGGCAGCGAGTCGCGGCGAGGGCAAAACCAAAATCTTTGAACGTGTCCTGCTGAAGTACGTTCTCCAGGGCGTCATTTCCTTCCCCGTCCTGTTTGCCGCAACCGGGACGAAGGCGGAGGACAGCCTCGATTCGATCAAGGACGCCCTTGAGAAGAACGAGCGGCTCTGCGACGACTACCCGGAAGTCTGCGTGCCGATCCGAGCGATCGGAAGCACGCCCAACCGAGCGCACTACCAGTTGGTGACGGGCAAGCGGCACGACAATGGGAAGCCGTTCAAGCTGCATCCCAGCAAGTTCAAGTGGTGCGGCCGAGAAATCATCCTTCCCAACGTGCCCGGCTCTCCGGCGGCCGGCGCGATCATTGCCACGCGCGGCCTCGACGCCGAGGTCCGAGGTTTGAACAAGCGTGACAAGCGCGTCGATGTCGCCGGCATCGACGACCCCGACACCGAGGAGACCGTCAACAGCGGCGACCAGGCGAAGAAATTGGAACTGCGCATCGACCGGAGCATCGCCGGCCTCGGCGGTCAAAAGCGTCGCGTTGCCCGGATCATGCTGACCACGCTCCAGAAGCCGGATTGCGTGTCGGCCAAGTTCACCGATCCGACCCAGAAGCCGTCCTGGCAAGGCCGGCGGTTCCGTTTTCTCATACGAAAGCCCGATCGACCGGACCTGTGGGACGAATACGTTACACAATGGCAGGTTGACCTCCAAAGCAACGATCCTCACGCCCGCAAGGCTCATGCGTTCTACGTCAAGCGAAGAAAAGCGATGGACGCCGGCGCCGAGGTATCCAACCCCAACCGATTCGACGAAACCATATTGCCCGATGGAAGTCAGATCGAACTCTCGGCGCTCCAGTGCTACTACAACGAGGTGGCTCGGCGGGGACAGGACGCCGTTTCGACCGAATGGGACAACGATCCGCCGAAGGAAGCCGGGCCGGTCGAATCTGGGATCACCGCTTATCGAGTCCAACGCCAGGTGAGCGGCTATGCGCGAAAGATCGTGCCGCCAGGATGCACCGTCGTTACTCAAGGGATCGACTGCCGCAAAGTGGCCCTCCATCGCGTTGTTCGAGCCTGGCGGCCGGATGGAACGGGCTTCACGATCGACTATGGCGTGCAGGAAGTAATCGGCACCGTGGTGGGTTCCGACGAGGGTGTCGACGTGGCTCTTGTCCGGGCGCTGCGCGCGGTCGCCGATTTCCTCCGCGAAGGCCCCTATCGCACGGTCGAAGGCGAGGCGGTTCCGGTCGCCTTGACGCTGGTCGATGCCGGCTGGCGAACGGACGCCATCTATCACGCCTGCAAGGAATTGGGACTGGGCTGGGCGCCGGCAATGGGGTTCGGCCGTTCCGGCGGCTGCGTGCAGACGTCCTTCAATGCGCCCGCCCACACCAGCATGGATCGAAAGCCGGGCGACGGCTGGTTCATGTCGCGGCGTCCCAACGGCGTTTGGCTCGTGTGCATGGACACCGACCGTTGGAAGGCGTTTGAGCACGATCGTTGGATGACGCCCACCGACAAGCCCGGCACGATGATGGTTTTCGGGGAGGCCGGCGTCGGCGACAAGATGAGTTTCGACGAACGAGGCCACTTCAGCTACGCGAAGCATTTGACCGCGGAGGTCGAAGTCGAGGAGCCCATCAAGGGCGTGCTGCGGCGGCATTGGAAGGCGAAGAGCGACACCAACCATTACATGGACGCGAGCTACATGGCGGACGTGGCGGCCTATATGAAGGGGATTCGGTTGTTGAAATCGGGGTCGGCGAGGTCGGCGGCGTCATCGCCGGCGGGCGGAGGCTGGTTCGCTCGGCAGCAATCCGGGAGGCGGGCATGAGCGTCCTCAATTACTGCAACGGACCGTTCTGTCCCTACTGCGGTTGCGGCCAGGCGGAGATTCTTCAGGAGCCCAGCGGCGTTCGTCCTCGCGCAGTCATGCGCGGGGAAGACGCCGCCAATGCAGTCTCCGGTTCACGGTGGTTTGGCGGCGGCAATCGACGGGGCGACGGCAAGGCAAACGACCAGGCAGCGCCGTGGTACAGCGGCAGGGCGCGTTGTGGGAATTGCCGGCGGACATTCAGCTTCGAGGCGTTCGTGACGCAAAGCATCCCCGACGATGGCGAGGCCGACGTCACAGACGACCTACTGGACCCGGCTCCGCTCGATCGCGGCAACAGCGCCCAACCGAAAGCGCCGCCCGTTCCCGTATGCCCCGATTGCGGCGTTCCGATGAAAGTCAGCAGCACGCGGAAGACTGTCCGCTGGCACAAGTGTCCCCAATGTGGAAGGACCAAAAAGACCCCGAGGTGAATCATGCGATCCAGAGCACCGAAACTTTCCGATCTTTCGATTGACGATCTTCAAAAAACGCTCCAGGCAACCGAACGCTGCACTGGCCCCGACTCCACCAGCGCCAATATCATCCGACGGGAATTGACGCGAAAACTGGACGGAAAATAACGGAAATCCGGCTGGTACGGTTTGTCTATCCGAACGAAGGAACTTGAGGTTCTTGCAAAATCGAGCAATTTCTCGCTCGTCTTAGGTGAAAGAAAAGTGTTACAGCGTCTGTAACATTGGTACATTTTTTCCCTTTTCGGTGTGGTAGGCTGCGTCCTTACGCGGAAACGACGCCCTTTGAGCCTACGAAATGAGCCCGACAGAACTTCAGAATGCGGCGATCGCCGCAATGGACGCCGGCGACTGGGACACGGCCATCGTCAAGCTGATGGCCCTGCAACTCTGCCGGCCGACCAGCATGAACGAGGGAACGACCGGCGGGGCGACAAAGGGCATTCAGTTCGACAGGATCGATTCGCTCATCAAGCAGTGCAAGCAAATGAAGGCGGCGGCTGCGGCGGAGCGCGGGGGGCCGATTCGGCAAACCAGGATCATTTACCAGCGTCCAGATGCCGCTGAGGTGTACTGATGTCCGAAGTTCTTTGTCATAGCGAAATCGCCATGCCCGAGACAATTCGAGCATCCCAGGCATCATTGGACGTGCTACAACCCCCCCCTTTCCGCTCGATGCCAGCCTGGGGCGCACGCCGGTTTGAATCGGCCGATACCCATCGACTAAACCAGGCACACTGGGAGTTTGCCGACGACCAGAGCGTCAATACCTGGCTGGCCAACCAGTTGTCGATCGTTCGGGCGCGTGCCAACTACGAGGCCCGCCAGAACGGCACGGTTTTGGGCGTCATCAACACCCACGCGGACGACATCGTTGGCCCTGACGGGCCGACGCTTCAGGTAATCAGCGACGACCCGGCCTACAACCAGGCCCTGGAGCAGGCGTGGAAAAAGTGGTTTGCCTCCCCCACCTACCGGCCGAACATCAGCGGCGCCCAATGGCTCAAGTTGCGGATTCGCTCCCTCTGGAAAAACGGCGAGTTTATTGACCAACTCATCACCGATCCCCAGGCAGAAGGTCCGATCAAGTTGCGATTGCGGCCCATCCATCCTCGCCGGCTCTGCACGCCTGTCGATTTGACCGGCGATCCGAACGTGTTCATGGGAATCCGCTTCGACGGTCTGGGGCGTCCTGCCCAGTATTACATTTCTTCGGCCACTCCGGTCGGAATGCAGACCTTCAACCTCGCCAACTTCGTGCCGATCCCGCCGGACCTGATGATTCACGAGTTCATCGCCGAGGAAGAAGACCAGGCCCGCGGCGTCCCCTGGCTCAACACAGCGTTGCAGCCATCAGCCGACCTGCGCGATTACAAGCAGACGGTTCACCACGCGGCGCGACGTTCGGCGGCTATCGACGGAATGCTCTGCACTACTCATGTCGATGTCCAGCCGTGGCTAAGCCCCGAGGAAACGAGATTGCAGGACGGTACGATCCCGATGGCTCCGCCGGGCTGGACGCCGCAATTTGCACCGCCAAACCAGCCGCCCGTCCAGTTCGTCGAGTACGTCTCCGAAGGTGAGCGCCCGATCGGCCGGCCGATGGGAATGCCCTTGCTGATGATCCGCTTGGATTCAGCGAGGCACAACTATTCCTCGGCGCGGCTGGATACGCAGACCTACGGCCGGGCGTGCAACGGCCTGCAATACTGGATCAGCGGAACCGAGCAGAGTTACGGCACGCTGAACCGGTTGGTCGACACGGTCGCGGCCGAGGGCCGCTTCTCCATCCCCGCCCTGCGCCGTCGGCCGGCTCTGGTGACCTACAAATGGACGTGGCCGGCACGTCCGCACGTCGATCCGGCGAAAGAAGCCCTCGCCGAGGAGACCAGCCTGGAAACCCGCGCGCTCACCCTGACGGACGCGGTTGCGGCTCGCGGCAAGAGCATCGAGTCGCACATCGCAACGCTGGTCCGCGAGCGGCAATTGTTTGAAGAGGCTGAACTTCCACTGCCGGTCTATATGACCGACCAGCCGGGCGGCGCCGGCAAGAAACTGCGGGACGTGGTTGACGCGGAGGACGCGGCGGCCCAAGCCGCCAGCAATTCGACCGATAAGGAGCCGGTAGAGGCGTGAACCATTGCCTCGATGGAAGGAACTCAAAAATGCTTGATCGATTGCGACAACTGCTCGAAGCCCGTGGATTGCCGGCCACCGCCAGCGAATTCGAGGCCCAAGACTTCTTTGCGAGGCTCAGTCTCGAAGAGAAAGGCCGTCTCGGCGTCGAACTCGGGCAACCGATCGATCGCGGCGTCGACGAGCCGCTCTTGGTTCGTGAGGGCCAGCGGCGGGACATCACCACGCGCAATTTTCAGGTCCGCGCCGCGACCATCAACGAGGAGCAACGATCGGTCGACGCCGTGATTTCGACCGACGCGCCGGTCGAGGTCTGGGATTGGCGGAGCGGGTCGGTCATCGACGAGGTTCTGCTGGCCGAAGGGACGCGGCTGCCCTCGCAAATGCCGATGCTGGCCAACCACGATCGATGGTCGTTGGACAGCGTGCTCGGCTCCATCCGCGAATTGCGGGCCGACGGCGGCTCGATCGTCGGCCGGCTGTACTTCGCCCGCGACGACGCGGAGGCCGACAAGGCATGGAACAAGGTCCGGCAGTCGCACATCGTCGACGTGTCGGTCGGCTATCGCGTCAACGATGCCGTCGAGATTCAGCCCGGCCAGACGGCCGTGGTCAACGGTCGTCAATTCACGGCCGGAAAGCGTGCTCTCCGCGTTGCCACGGATTGGACGCCGAAGGAAGGTTCATTAGTTCCGATCGGGGCCGATCAAGCGGCCAAGATTCGGGAGGACGTTTTTGCCAACAATACCCGAAAGGAGGGTTCCACTGTGAATCCGCAACTGCGTGCGTTTCTCGAAACGCTGGGGCTCCGCAAGGAGGCCAGCGAAAGCGACGCCAAGTCGTTCTACGAAACCTTGAGCGGCGACGACAAGGCCCGCGCCGACGCTGCCGCCAAGGCAACCGCCGTCACTCCGGCTGTCGTTCAGTCCGCCGCTCGGACGGATGCCGCCGATCCGGCCGACGCCGCCCGCCAGGCCGTTACCGCCGAACGCGAGCGAGTCCGGCAAATCCGCGAATTGGCCGGCGCCGACGTTCCAGCCGCGATGGCAACCTGTGCCATCGACGAGGGGTGGGATGTCAACCGGGCAAGCCGCGAGTTCCTCACGGCCGTCCGCGAAGGCCGGCAGGCGTCCGCCGCCGCGGTTCCCTACACGCCGAGCGCCTACACCGGCCCGGTGGGCAACTCGAACGCGCGTGCCTTGGCCTGCGGCCTGATGTTGGCCACGGGCACGGCCGATCCCACCACGCGGTCGATGCACACCGGCCGCCGAGAACCCACTCCGGCCGATCGCTTGACCGCCCAGGATGCGGAGCAAGGTCACCGCTATGCGCGTATGTCGGCCATCGACATCGTGCGCGAGTGCGTTCGCTTGGATACTGGCCGGATGTGCTGGGACCCAGGCGAAGCCCTCGAAATGGCACGATCCGCCCCGTCGGGCGGCACGCTGGCCCAAGTCTTCACCACCAGCATGTACGCTCGGCTGGTGGCGGGCTGGGAAGAAGTCCCCGACACCACCGATTGGTGCGATGTCGAGGACGTACCCAACTTCCTCACCCAGGACGACATCAGTCTCTCCGCCGATGCCCGCCTCCGCGCGTTGCCCCGCGGCGACACCGCCAAGGACGCGACGATCGCCGACGAGAAGGAATCGTACCGCATCGCGCGATACGCCCGCAAGTTCGTGGCGACCGAGGAGGACATCATCGACGATCGGCTGGGGGCCATCATGCGGATGCCCTACGAAATGGGCATGGCCGCCCGTCGGTTGCGTCCCGACCTCGTTTACGCCCTCTTGCTGGCCAACGCCAAACTGGCGGACAACGGCGCGTTGTTCAACAACACGGCCGTCGCTACCGCTGGTGGCCATGCGAACTTGACGACCGCCGCCCTGGGAGCGATCGGCATCAAGGCCGCCATCGAGGCGATGGGCAAGTACCGGATGCCCGACGGCACGACGTTGAACATCCGGCCCAAGTTCCTGATCGTTCCGTCCGCGCTGCAGTGGACGTCCAAGGAGTTGTTGACCAGCACGGCGCAGGCGTACACGGCCGCGGCCGCAGCGGCGACTCCGTCGCTCTACTACCCGATCAACATCATCGCCGGCGAGAACCTCTCGTTGCGCGTCGACGATCGGATCGGGGCGGCGGGCGTCGTGGACCCGACGACCAACAAGGCCAGAACCGGGTTGGATACCAACTGGTTCCTGTCCGCCGGAGGTTCGCGGACCGTCCGCGTCGCCTATCGCCGCGGCACCAACCGCCAGCCGGTCATGCGCTCCTTCGTTCTGGACAAGGGCCAGTGGGGCGTGGGCTGGGACATCAACCTGGACATCGGCGCCAAGGCCCTCGACTATCGCGGGCTGCACAAGTCGGCTGGAACCGGGTGATTTTGAGTCTTTTACCGGACCTGTCCCGGACGGTTTCCGGGACAGGTCCGCTTCCGATTCGCTTATTGCCAAACCAACCAAACCAATTTTGACCGAGGAGTTTAAGAGCAATGTCCGAAGCAACCCTTTACAAAGACGCCGACACGATCGACGTCGTGACTCCCGCCGCCGGCTACGCCTCCGGCGAAGTGATCCAACTGGCCGACGGCCGGGCCGCCGTGGTCCAGGGCCTTGCGGCTCGCGTCGCTGGCGACCCCGCCGCCCTGAAGACCTCCGGGCAGGTCACGTTGGCGAAGACGGCCAGCGTGGTCATCCTCGCCGGCGACAAGGTCTTTTGGGACCGGTCGGCCGGCACCGCCACTCCGCTGCGCGCCGTGGCCGGGGCCGATTTCGCCGTCGGCGTCGCCGTTCTCGACGCCGCATCCGCCGACACGACCGTTGTGGTGGACCTCAACAAGCAGCCGTCGTACACGATCGACGCCCTGCGCGATCCGACCGACACGGTTCTGGTTCTCACCGCCGGGACTCCCGCGCTTACGATGGGGCCGGGCTACGCCAAGCTGGCCTTTTCGGCGACGGCGGAGGCCCAGAAGGTCGACATCCTGTCCAAGCAATCGATCCCCGTGGACGTTCCGTTCATCGTGGAAGGCCGCATTGCCGTCTACGACATCGGAGACGAAGGCTCGATCGACATCAACGTCGGACTGGCCAACGCCACCCACGCCAGCGATTGCGATTCCATCGCCGAATCGTGCTTCCTGCACCTCGACGGGACCGCCCTGGACATCAAGGCGGAGTCCGACGACGGCACCACCGAAGTGGCCGCCACGGATACGACGGTCGACGCCGTGGACGATACGTGGTTCGACTTCCGCATGGATTGCCGCGATTTGAGCGACATCCAGATTTACATCAACGGCGTCAACGTGCTGCCGGCGTCGGTGTTCAAGCTGAACGTCGCCACCGGCCCGCTGAAGCTGCTCGCCCACATCGAAAAGGGCGCGAACGATACGCCGGGCGAGATTCGCATCAGCCACCTGGCGATTCGGGCAACCGACTTGGCCGCCTGATAGTTTCCGTTGCGCATGGCGGCCGGTGGTTGCCACGGGCCACCGGTCGCCGGCGTCGGAGAAAGGGAGCCGAATGTCGGGATTCAGCGATCTCTGGGCCGAGGTCGCTGCTCCGTTGTTGACGGAGCAGTTTGCCGGAGAGGCGCTATGCACTCCGGCGGGGCTCGCCCAGCGGACCGTCACGACGATCATCTGGCCAGAGGAGGTTACGGAGGAACAAACCGCGCGCGGAATCAAGCGCAAGCACGTGCGGCGTTTGAGCGTGCCGCGCACCGCCGTCGCGGCCAACGGCGGGCCGTTCCTGGCCAGTCCTGGCATTCGGGACGTATGGAGCGTCGACGGGGTGGTGTATTCGGTCGATGCGATCGAATCGCAAACCGACACGGAGACCGTTTTGCGTCTCCTGCGGGTGACGGCGCACGAAGAAACCAAAGAGGGCCTTCGGAGGCGAAGATAATGAACCCGCTTGGACCAATATCCGCCAATTTGGAGACGGCCCGCAACCACTTGGCGGCTTGTCCCACTTATCGCGCCTTCCTGGGGGTATCGACCGTTCCGGCGGCTGTGGCCAAGACCTATCTTGCCGCCCTCCCGCCGCCCGCAGACGGGCAGGAATACACCCGCGACGAATTCAACGTGACGCTCCGGCCGTTTGCCGTCATTTCCGCAGCCGCCTCCAACGGCTACGGCAAGAGGCGAACAGCCACGGGCGGCGGCGTTGAAAACGGGCGGCTGTTCATTTGGCTGGAAATCGCCGTCCCGACGAACTATCAGCCCGATCCAGAGGTCGCCGCCGTGGACTTGACGGCCGATTTGGAATTGGGCGATCGCTGGATCAACAACCAGATCGGGCAGATCGTCAGTGAGTTCTTTGATTTGGGATGCAGCGCGACTCCGGGTTGCCTGGACGTGTCCGCCATCGACGTGCGGATGGGGCCGTGCAGGGAAGACGCCGACGAGTCGGCGACGCAGGGAAACTATTACGCGACGCTGTTGGAAGTCACCTGGGGAGCGACGGAGTAACACGATGCCGGCCGTCATTTCCTGCGAGGTGAAATACTCGGGCATGGTGTGCGGTTCCGTCGAGGTCACGCGATCGGCGTGGCGCCGCGCATTGAAGGAGACGTGGAGTAAAATCGGGTTTTACTTGGCCGACCGATTCGTCGAGAAGCACTTCACCAAGGCGGGGGCCGAAGAATACCGATCGGAGAACGTCGCCGGCGACGGTCCGGTTTACCAAGCCCGCAGCGGCGAGGGTGAAAGCGGCAGGGCTTTTTGGAAGAGCTACAACGGGCGGAAGCAAAAGAACACCGGGAAACAGCTTGCGATGGTCTTCAGCGGAGACACTAAGAAAGGGGCCAAGCGAGCGACCATTTCCGCGACCTCGAACGGCGTCCGTATCGCGCTTCCGGGCGTGGTGAATTTGAACCGGTACAAACCGCCGGTGAAGAAATACGGTCCTCACGCCGGCGAGCCATCGTTGGACCTGCGCGGCGACATCCTGGCCATTAGCCGCCGTGAGAGAGAGGAAATGCGTGCCATGCACGAGCGGCTCTTGGTCGAACGGTTCGGTCAAAAGTGGCTCGACAATTACATCGTTCGTATTTAACCCCCGGCGAATCGCCGTGGACATGCTTTCAAGAACAGGAGCCTCCCATGACATTCATCCTTCACACCAGCGGCCCGGTGAAGATCGACACGGCCGTGATCGGCGGCATTCGCAATCTCGGCTCGACGCTGGGCAGCCAGATCAAGGGCGAGCCCAGCAGCGGCGAGATTTTCGCCCGGCTGGTGGCCCTCTACGGCCAGAAGCCGGTGGTCAGCTTCACCGCCGAGGACATCCAGGGGGTTTTGACCGCCTGCGGACCGAAGGGCGTGTCGCTGGCCGACAAGGCCCTGACGCTATACGGATCGAAGATCAAGGCCGGCGGCGGCATCGACACCACCGGCCACGTCTCGGTGGCCTGCGCCTTGGGCCTGTTGTATCCCAAAATCCTGTCCGTAGCCCACCAGGGCGACGCGCAGATCAGTTACGAGGCGATGCTTTACAACGCCACAGACTCCGCCGATCCGTTCACGCTCACGACGGCGGCCACGCTGCCGACGATCGCCAACTTCAAGCGATGGGCGCTAGGCTCCTGCACGATGGGCGGCGTTTCCGTGACGCAGCAGATGAACATCAACATCGACTTCGGCGTCCGCTGTTTCGGCGAAGGGGCGGACTCCAACATCCGCGACCAGATCGTCGCCATCCAGTCGATCGAGCCGCCGATCACCGTCAGCAGTTCCAAAAACGGCAAAATCCTCGACCTGCTGGGCGCCAGCGGGGCCTTCTCAATCGTTCTCCGCGACCGCTTGCCGGGAGGCAGTTTTGGCACGGCGACGATCACCATCGCCGCCACCAGCGGCCTGGCGATGCAGGACACGCCGTTCCAAGCCTCCGGCCACCGCCCAGGCGAGATCAGCATCAGCGGCCACATCGCCTGGGATGGCACGAACGATCCGCTTACGTTCACCTACAACGCCGGAACGTAAGCCGGCGGCGTAGTTTATCCAACAAATCGAACTAGAAGGAGTTTCATCATGCTGCCCGGTAAGTACAAATTGCAGATCACCGCCTGCGGCGTGACCGTCGAGGGCGACGTCGCTCTTAGCGCGACCTCCGGCATCGAGCCTGTCGATAGGACGCTGCCGGCCGGCCATGCCGGCACGCTCGCCACGGCCACGATTGCAATGGTCGCAGGCCACGGCCTGCTCGACGGCACGTTCGACGTCCACGGGGTTGGCTGGTGCCGCTACGGTTGCGCGATCGACTTCACGGGAGACAATGGGGCGGTCACTGGCGGGGCCGGCGACGCCCTGGCCGACGGACCCGTGGTGGTGACGGCCGCCGTATCCTTGGACGTGACCTTCGACGGCGATAACGCCGTGCTGGTCGGCGTCTCGTCGAGCGAGCAGACCCACGTCCGGTTCGTGGATTCCAACGGAGCCGTGATCGGTTCGGGCAAGTCCTTGTTGCTGGCCGGCGGCGCTTGGGGTTGGGCCTTTGGAATCGCGGCCAATCCGCTCTCCGGCAACGCCGTGGCGGCCGTGCTTGCCAGCAACGGCAGCGCGGCCAATCCGGCCAACTTGAAGCTGACCGGCCTCCAGCACGCGACTTGAAAGGAATAGATTCAATGGCGAGTCTTCTTTACTTTGTCCCAAACCGCCAAACCGGGCTTTCCGCCGAGGAACTCCGCGCCATCGGGCTGGGTCATGCGCTCGACGGGTCGGTGCATCAGCAAACCGTCTCGGCCGGCCCCGGCGGAAATGGTGGTGTGGTACTCGCCGATGGCCAGCATTGCGACCCGGCGCGTGTTCGGTACGTGCCGGCCGAGCAGGACTGGGTGGAAACCCCCTTTGGCTCGCTCGGCCGATGGAAGTCCGACGCCATCGGCCCCGCCGATCTTATCCGTGACAAGCCCCTCAATGGGCATTTCGTCGAACTGGCCGACGGCAAGAAGTGGCTTTGCCCCGTAGCCCGAACACATGGGACCGAGGCCGGCGCGGTCTGCTGGTATCATTCTCTTCCCCGTAGCGTGTCGATGGGCACGAATCGCAAGTGGAAACCGGGGACCGTGGTGCCACGCTACCGTCGCCTGTGGGAGATATGCCAGGCATGGTGGGATGTGCGCGCCGCGTCGGCCGTTACCGCACAAACGGCCGAACTGGGCGACACGATCAGGTTTGACTTCGACGGCCTGCATGAATCCGCCGTCGAGTGTCTGGCCACCAACTATCGTCTTGGACCCGATGAAATCTCCGTGCTCGGACTGTTCGATTCAGGTTCCGCCCGCGCCATTCTGGACGCCCTGATCGACATGCCCGCATTGATCGCTCTGACGGAGGAACTGGAAAAAAAAACGGAGTCCCTAGCGCACGCTGGTTGATGTTTCGGCTTTGGTACGCGGGGAAGTCCCCGCGTTATCGCCCCACGATGGCGGATTTGTACATGTTTGACAAGATGACAGACTATGGCCGGTGAAATCGCCTACAAACTTACCGCCGAGGAAAAGCAAGCGATCGACGCGATCCGCAAGGTCGCCGAGGCGTTCAGCGGCGTCGAGGGCGGCATCAAGAAGGTCTCCGAAGAGACGCGGAAGGCCCAACAAGAACAGGCCGAACTCGGCCGGCTGGCCAAACGGATCATGGAGGATGCCAAGACGCCCGCGGAAAAATACGCCGAGCAGATGGCCAAGCTCGAACAACTTTACAAGGATGGGAAAATCAGCCTGGGCGCCTATAAGGACGCTGCAAATAAGGCCCACGATGCGATGGCGGCGACGGGGAATGCCGGAGTAGAAGCATTCGGGCAAAAAGCTCTCGGCATGGTGAGGACGTTTGCAGGCGCATTGGGACTCGGAGGCGGAATTGCTGGGGCGTTGCAACTGGTGGTAGAGCAATACAGGGCAGTCCATAATGCACAGCAGGAGGCGTTGCAAACTTCGTTGCCACTGGCGGCGCAGCAGCGCGCGTTTCTTCGGAACTACGGCCCCAAGACGGCGGCAGAACGCGACGAGGGGATCAAGCAGATTGAAGAGATTTCCAGAGAGACGAGCGTCCGGCAAGAGGATGTCTACGCTACGGCCTCTGAGGCGGTCTCTGCAAGGGGAAGTCTGCCTGTAAAAGCGGCCTTCGACGCGACGCGCGTCGCGGCCCTTGTAACGCCGGACAGCCCGGAGGCACAGAAAGCGATTGCAGGCGGAATTCTCGACATCCAAAAGGTCGCTGGCGGAACGGCCGAGGAGGTCCAAGGATTTCTCCTAAAGCTCACGGAAACGTCGCGGGTTGTCGATCCTGGAGAAATCGCCAAAAATGCGGCCCCGGCGATCAGCAGCGCCATGCAGACCGGCGCGAGTCTCAAGGGCGCCGCCGCACTCTGGTCGTCGATTACCCAAGGCGCGGTCGATCCAACCGGCCGCAGATCAAAGACCGCCGCCATTCAGCTTTCCGCCGCGTTGGAAGAGGCGCTTCCGGCTGGCGGGGAAGTCTATTCGGAACTGCAGTACCAGAAAGACAAGCAATCGCTGGAACGCCAGAAGAAGGCGGATGAGCAAAGGCTTCAGCGCGCAGCAATCCACGATCCAGAATACCTGCGTCAAATCCAAGAGATCAAGACGGAAAAGGCTTCGCTTCCCCGTCTGAAACATACGGCCGATCGTGAGCGCAAGGCTCTCGAAGAGGCGCAGACCCGCGTGGGTGACTCTCCGCAGTTTCGTGATATGGAGGCGAAATACGCAGTCATGGAGAAGGAATTGACCGCCAGACGCACGGCCAGCACGAAGGTCATTTCCACCGGTTTCCACACACAGGAAGATCGCATCGCCTATTTGCAAAGCCAACCCGAGGCACGGGCGCAGTTCTGGGGCAAGTTCCAATTTGGGGATCAGGGAGACCAATCGGAACAAGGGACGAAATTCTACGCCGCCGCACGGGCTGTCATCGGCGAAATCCTCTCTGGCAAAGGACAGGGCGGGCAGGATTACCGCGAATTCCAGAAGAGGTATCCAAGCCTTCAAGAAGCCGCCCCCCAACTCCAACAGAGCCTGAAGTTATGGGGCGCGACGCCTCTGCAAGGGATCGGTGCATTGGCACGCGGCCAGGAGGTCGGCAAGGAAGAATTGGACACAGCCGACTCCAGGGATGCCGCGATCGCAAAGGTCCGCGAACACTTTTTCACGAATCTCGTTCAAAGCGGCGAAGGCGCGTTTTCGGCGGGCCTCGGTGAGAAGTTGTTCAACGCCATCATCCCTGAGCAGCAATTGGACTTCGCCAAACAACAATACCGAAGGCGAGCGGAATTATTGCGGGGCCACGATCCGATGCACGGCAAGGAATGGACGCCGACGCCTGGCGAGGTCAAAAAAGCGGAGGCCCTGGAATACAGTGCTGCAAGCATCGAAAAATGGCAAAAAGCGGCTGAGGAGATGAGCAAAGCGGCTGAAAACATGAACAAAGCGGCTGAAAACATGAACAAAGCGGCCGACAAACATTCCGCGTCCAAGGGGGAGTCTAATAATCGATCGACTTTGGGCTCTCGCCGTGGTGATCCGGGCGATAGACATTGAGATGGTGAATCATGGCGCAGATCGGCGGAGTCCTGTGTACGTTCGTCCGGGGGCATTGCCCGCAGCCAAAGATGCGTCTGATGCTCTGGACCGTGCCGGGCGTGGATGGCATCGGCGCCCAGGCCGTCGGCTACAACGATTCGCCGTTCGAGGTTGTCGCGGTCCTCTACAGCAATGCCCTGGGGATCGAGGCGTGGAAAGCGGCGTTGGAGGGCCTGCAAGGTACGATCGTGTCGATCACCAACGATCTGGGCACTACGTTCAGCCGTTGTTTGATTACGAAGGTGTCGCTCATGCGAAGCATTGCGGCCTTGGCGCATGGCGGCATCACTCAGCGAGGGGAGATCGTCGTCGAAGGCGTTGTGACGTAAGTCGACGCGACGAAAGGACCATGAACCATGCTCAACACGTTTGGAGCCAAAACCTTCGGGTGCCGCACGTTTTGGGCTATTTCCGGGCGGCTCGTCGATTCCGCGTCAGTGTCCTACCAGATCATCCGAATCGGAGAGACAACCCAAGTCACGGTAACGGCGCTGCTGCCAAACGTTGTCTGGTATTGTTGGTACGTCGACGGGGCCTATGTGGGCAAGACTTCCGGGCCGACCAAGTCGTTCCAAGTGCCTGCGGGCGAGCAATTTCGTCTGGAGGTCGTTCCAGCCGATCAGGCCGACTTCGACCCGATCGCCAACGCACCGGCTGGCTACCCTTCGCGCCGCACGCTGTGGTGGGTCCGCAGCCTGTCGATCGACGCGGCCAACTACCGCATCGATCAGAGGGAGGGCGCGGGCGACTGGACCACGATCGCTCTTGTGCCGCAAGAGGCGGGAAAATGGGACTATTCCGTCATCACCGATCGGCTGGAAGATCTGACCGAGTATACGTGGCGAATTGTGGCCCTGGACGCCGCCGGCAACGAGGCCGACCCGCTGGTGATCGGCCCCGAAACGATCGTCCGCACGCCGGACGCCACCAACTTCACCGCTGAGTTTGAGGCAGAAACCCAAACCATCGAATTTGCAGACGCCACCGCCTAACATGCCCACCGCCGACACGCTACGAATCGAGGTCGATTCCATCGACGTCCGCCAGTTGACGGCCGTCGGGAGCATTCCCGGCGTGGTGCCGCTCTTGGTCGCCGCCACGAATGGACCGGGGATCGGGCAACTCCTCAGCAGCGACGACGGCACGCTGTTGAGTTGGCGGGCTCCTGGTTCGGAAAACTTCGGCGAGCCGGTCGATTGTTCGACGGACGGCCAATATGTCCTTTGCGACGGCGAGGATACGGACAAATGTGTCCGCGTCGAGGTCCACGGCGAATATCTGGTTGCCGGCAGCCAGGCTGCCGTGCTGTTGGCCGATGTCTATAACAACGGCGTCGGCGGCCCCGACGTTAGCGCAGCCGAAGCCGCTGCCGGCGATGTCCTGACCTCCAGCTTGACGTTGCGGAACGCGGCTTCGTCGGATTTCAGCGAATTGGCCGTCTGGCTCGACGCTGCCGGCGATCCGCACGTCGAGATCAGCCTGGACGGCGAGACCTGGTCGCAGCCGCAAAGCGAGGAAACGGGACTGGCAATCGCCACGCTGGCCGCCGCCGCGTCGGTCCCGATCTGGATGCGGCGGACGATTCCCGCCGGGCAGGCAGTCAGCGCTAAACAAGCGGTATTTTTTCACCTGGCTTTCGATGGCCTCAGCAATCCACACTGAAGGAGTTTTTCCCATGGCAGCTTCCAACACGTCCCTGACCCCAAGCAACTCGACCGACGCCCTCTTTCGCCTCTGGGGCGCGGCCATCAAGGCCGCCCTCACCGCGGCCGGATGGACGCAGACGGCGGACACGGGACAAATCAACTGGGCGACGGTCACCGCCCCCGTGGCCACCAACACGGCCGCCGGCTACGAAATCTGGAAAATGGCCGATGGGCTGACGCTCTGGTATCTCAAGATCGAATACGGCAGCGGCGGCACGGTCACGTATCCCGCGATCTGGATCACGGTCGGCACGGGCAGCAATGGCGGCGGCACGCTGACCGGCCAGCTCTCCGCCCGCTTCCAGTTGGCGGCGGCCGCGCAGAGCGCCACCACGCCCGGATCCTGCGCCTTCGCCGGCGGCACGAGCTGGTTCGGCATGTCGCTGTGGTACGACCAGAGCGCCAACCAGACCGTAACGTTGATGATCGGTCGGATCCGCGACACCGCCGGCGACGAGGCCGACACGGGAGTGGTCGTGTTCGGCTCTTCGAGCGCTGCCCATTACCACCAGGTCGTGCCGTTGACCGGGTCGATCCTTGCGCTCAACACCACGACGATTAGCCCGTTCTGGCCGATGATGACGCCGCCCTCGGGACTGACGACCTCGCTGGTCGGCACGACCGTCGGCGTCTACACCCTGCATCCCTTCGCGCAGGTCCATTTCCCCTCGATCCTCGGCGGCATTGCCTATTTCTCGGGGGCGCCCGATATCTCGGCCTACGCCACGTTCGTCGTCGAACGCTACGGCGTCAACCATACCTACCTCGCCCTCGGCACCTTCACGCCCTGCGGCACGGGTATGGCGCTGGCCATGCGGTACGAATAGGGTTCTTGGAAAACTTGAGGTGCTCGCGTGACCACGTACGCCACCACGATGGCCGAGGGAATGGGAGGCGCTGCTGGCGCAAAGCCCTGGATCGAGGTCCGCGTGGGCGGCGTCGTCGGCGCCGAGGCCTCGGTCGGTGCGCTGAGCGCTAACCCCTGGGGCCAATTGCGAACGCCGATCATGGCGGCGATCGAGGCCGCGGTCACGTCGAGCATCCTGCGGGCCTGGGGCACGCCACACCTGGCGGCCGTCAGCACGGCCGAGGGGGCGGCGGCCTCGGCCAGTAATAGGGTTTGGGGCCAGTTGCACGCCGCCGGCACGAGCGCGGCGGAGGGCGCAGCGGGTCGAGCCTTCTCCCGGACGGTGGTCATTACTTCGGCCGAGGGGGCCACGACCGCCGCGATCCTGCGGGCCTGGGGCACGCCACACGCGGCCGCCATCACGACCGCCGAGGGCGCTACGGGGTCCGCAATGTCTCGCACGGTCGCCGTCAGCACCGAGGAGGGCCTGGCCGGCAGCCGGGCCACGAGGCCGTGGGGCCTCGTCTGCACGCCGATCGTCAGCGAGGCCGAGGGGGCGTCCACGGATCGCTCCACGGCCAGGCCATTGGGTCAACTCCGCTCGACGGTCACGGCCGATCCGGACGTCCTCGTGTCGCTCCTATTGGCCCGCACGATCGTCGTCAGTGCCGCCGAGGGCAGTTCGGGAATCCAGACGGTTCCACCTCTGACCCGCTACTACCTCGACGCCCGCGGCCTCTATCGGATATTCAATCCGGCCGAGTATCGCTTCTACCGATCTCGGCTGGGCGCGCCGTCCGAGGGCCTGACGCCCTTCGCCACAAGCCCCAGCCTACCGGCGGTCCCCACCGACACGTTTGCCGATGGCTCCTGGTATCTGTCGATGTCCTACTTCAACGGTGTCTTGGATTCAGGGTTCCTGCCGTTGGGGCCGGCCGGCGAGACCTACGTCCGGCTCGATGTCGCCGCTGGCGGCGTTGTCGGCTCTCCGCCGGCGGCGCCGCTCAACTGCCGGTTGGCGGCCATCGGCGGAGGCGTGGTCCAGATAACGGCCGTCTATTACGAAGATGGCGGCAACCGCGCCGGCGAATGGGCCATCGCCTACACCATCGATGGCTCTGATCCGTCCGTTGACGATCCTGACTTTACTGCGGAGTTGTCGGCGTCGGGACTGGCCATCTTGACCTACCAGTTGCCGGCGGCCGCCGACGGGGCGACGGTGAAGGTCCGCCTGCAAACCCGCCGCAACGACGGGACGGAGGGGGAACCCAACTGGGTCTACTCGGGCGGGTCCACGGTGCAGTCGTTCCTCGTCGATGCCAGCAGTCCCTCCGCGCCGCTCGTGGCGGATCGCTGGGCCGGACCCTTGCCCGTCGAGGAGGGATAGACACTATGGGCACAACCGTTATCGGACCGACATCGCAGGCTTTCCCTTCGCGGGCGATCCCGGCAGTCGTCCAGTTGAAGCGGAATTGGTCCGACGATTGGACCTTCGTCCCCGAACTGGAGTTCTTGGGCGCGAGTGCCTCCACCGCGGCGCATGACGCCGGCTCGTGCGCCTTGCTGCATCGCTACGGCGTCCTCAAGCACCCGTGGGAGCCTACGGACGGCCGCAAGACGCCGGTGTCGCTGGCCGGCTGCTGGGCGCGAGTCATGCTGGCAGGCCAGCAGGGGATGCAGGAAGCCTGGATAGGCAGAATCGTCGGCGAGGTCCGCACCGTGTTCGGACCGAGGCAATCCGACTACGGCCTGATCCCGGCCGGTGCGCAGTGCTTCGAGGCCCTCGGGCCGTTGGCCATCCTGCGAAGGATCGATGTCGGCCGATCCTGCTGGCGGATCGGCAATCAGACAGTCAGGCTGGATTGGGTCGCTCCCTTGAATGAAAAGTATGGCCGCAACGACAAGCCGACGGGAACCAAGGGGAAGGCCCTGGGTACGGGGCCGGGCGCAAAAGCCCTCGGCAGCCGCAGCGGCAACCGGTCGCAATCGACTGACGACGACGGTGTGTACGTCCACGGCGACTTCGAACTCTGGGATTACCTTCAATACGCCAAGTACATCTTGGCGAAGTTCGTCGACGAAAGTTATCGGGGCGGGCCATCCTGGAAGATGGGCGGGCAGTGCGACGTGTTGAGCAACTTCACCGACCCGATCCAATTCGGCGTGACGCAGAACGTCGAGCACATCCTCCGCAGCTTGATCCGGCCGGAATACGGGCTCGACTACAAAATCGTCTCGACCGGCGATGGCTTCGAGGTCCGGGTGTTTGTTTTGACCCGGCAGAGTTGCGGCTGGGGCGGTCAATCCTTGCCTGGCAACCCAGACACCGTGAAAATCTACGCCGCGCGGACCAAGGACTCGATCAAGACCTGCGTCGAAAAGACCGCGGTCCAACGCTACGGCACGATCCGGCTGCTCGGCGGCCGCATCGTCGTCTGTTGCTCGCTGCACGGCAACACGGGCTTGCCCAACGGCAAGCCGATGCCTGGCAACCCCAAGTTGCAAAGCATCGCCACGCTGTGGATTCCGAAAGACCAGAACGAATACAACGGCGGGACCGGCACGCCGTCGGATGCTCCGTTTCTCCATGACGAGGCGCGGCAGCAGGAAAAGTTCCGCGACGTCTATCGAAAGTTCGGAGCCGCGCCGAACTGGTTCAAGAGCAACGACATCTGGCATTCGCCGCAATGGAACGGCCAAGGCCAACCGCTGGCGGACAATGGCCCTTTGCAACAGCGCGCCCGCTCGACGCTGCCGTGGATTCCCTTGGAAACCGGGGTCGATTACTCGCAGAAACCCTGCGTCGACAACAACCCGGCCACCCTGACGCCGACGCTGCGGCTGCCGCAAGCATGGCTGTACGACTCCGACAACGATAAGTGGGCGCCGGCCGACGCCAACCAGATCGGGCTTTCAGCCCTTCCCGACGCCCTCGGCGTGTTCTTGCACGCCCACCCGAATCATCTTGTGGCCAAGGGCAACTTCAGCGGCCCGAGCGATTACACGCCAGAGTGGAGTTACTGGCAGATGATCGTCACGCTGGCCTACTTCACCGACCAGCGCGTCTACTGCGAACAGAAGATTCAAGACGCCGCGCCGACCGATGGCGTTTTGGAGGTCGACGCTTCCGACTGCCAATGTTGGTGGCTGGCCCCGGACACGTTCTTGGACATCGACAAGAACGGCCAGGCCGTTCTCTCGCCGACGGTGGGCACCGGAGGAACCGACGGGATGATCGTCCGCAACGACTGGGCGCGGCTTTCGGCGAAAATGGCCGGCGCGTTGGCCCGCCATTATCAGGAACGGGCGAGGGCGCAGATCGTGGTCCGAGGTCTTTTGCCGTGGGGCGGCTTGCTCGGGCAGATTCTCACGGTGATCGACGAGGGGGGCGATTCCCAGACGATCGAGGCCCCGATCACCGACATCCGGTGGATGGGCGGCGACAATCCGACAACCGTCATCAGCACGGGATTTGCGAGGGAATAGGTCATGTCGTACTACTGGGATTCCCCGTCGGTTCCAACCACCGCCGGCCAACAGCTGGTGAGGATGCCCTCGCCGCCGACGTCGCCGTGGGAGTACGCGCAGCTCCAGGATACCCTCCGTCCCGGCGGACGTGCGCCGGCGGTTATCATGCGGCCGGACTCGAACGGCCAGATGCAGGCGACCGACACGGTCGTCGATGTTTACGTCTACATGCTGCCATTTGGCCAATCCCTCGCTTACGGTGCCACTGTCGAAATCAACTGGCACACTCCGAGCAATAAGTGGTGGGTCACCAACTGGAAATGCGGCACGTGAGGGCCGTCCAACGATGTCTCGTCCACCTTGTTGCCCCTGTGCGTTCTTCTCCGATTCCTTCGGTCGTCCGGTTCAAGGAGTCCTGTTGGCCGATTCGCCAAACGGTGGAACGGTCACCGTCTTAGGCGTCCACCAACTCGCCGCCGGCGACATCGTCTCCCTTCAGTTCACCGGCGACCAGGATGGTTATGCGAGATACCGGAAGAACGTTACCGTCGCATCGGTGGATGGCGAGACAGTCGTCCTGCAAGGCGGCGCCGGAGACCCGTTGTCGGGCCAGTTTTTCGATACCGGGACGATGACGGCAAGGGCATCCGACGCCGATGGTCGCTTTCTCCTCGGCGGTAATACGACTATGAGGTACTTCCTCGGCCAGGCGGGGCGGAGAGTAATGCTCCAGTGGTCCGGGGGATCGCGGCAACAGATGCGGTTGGGTGTTCGGCGAAGCCAGATTTCCAGCGAACTCTACTATGGCCACGCCTTGCGGATCGTGGGCGGCGAAGGCGATCCGCTGCCGGACGTGGACGACGATGTCACGGCGACGATCCTGCCCATGCCTTCGATCTCGGTCTATCCGAACGAGGCGGACCCCGGAGAGCCTTGGTTGCTCACCTCTGGCGACTGGCAGATTCGACGCGACGAGAATTCCGCGGCACCGGCCTTCTGGCTATGGGGATCGGGCGATGACCCGAAAATTACGCTCGGCCCGACGTTGCTGCCGCCAAGTCAGCAGATTTTGATAAGCGTCCGCCCGCTGCACGGTCAGACATATAGAATCCACTTTTCCAAGGATTACGCCGTGGAGTTCGTCTTCGGCACGGTCAACGAGGAAGAATTGGGGCGTGTGCGGTTCACCGGCCCGGATGGCACGATCGCCGAGGACATCGCCTGGTCGCTCAATTTCGATTTTTCATCCGGCCGGCCGAGCGTATCGCTGAACGTGTCGGTATGGTACGAAACCGACGGCGACCCGATCAACGTGACCGTCGGTTATCCCAGCCACGTCAGCACGATAGCGGTCGCCAAACGGCTCGCCGTTCTTGATGCCAACGACCTCGTCGAGGGCGAAATCGCCCTAAGCGGAGACTGTGCGGGCGAGGACCTCTGCTTCGGCGCCTTCTCCGTGACCCGAATCGAACAGGACGACTGCACCGCCGCCACCCGGCTTTACAGTTCCGTCTTGCGCGACGACATGCCGCGATACCTTCGTCTCACCTTGGGTGGTTACAGCGGTTCGGCCGAGTTGCAGCAACTCATCAACCGCGAACATCTGCTACTGCATGACAGCGGATGCTCGTGGGGACTCCAAGAGTCCGGCCCTGCGAATGCGACGGGCGTTGACGCGCCGGCGTTTGTCAGTGCGCAGTACGGGGTCTGGCTTAACTACACCAGCAGCCGCTGCCAACTGCTGCTGGAACTTTACACGTCGGCAGCCGCCGGAATCAACGGACGCTGGGTCACCGATCTGGGGCTCGACAAGGCGGACCTGCGCGACCTGACCGATCTTACCCTGACGCCCGATCCTCAATTTGGCAGCCACACCCACGAGATGACCGCCGCGGTCTCGGCCGAGTTCGATGACGCCAAGCCCCCGCCGATCGACCAATTCTGCGGAGCGCTCACCTTTGAGGACGCCGAGCCGGAAGAGTACCTGGTGTCGGTTCGCGGCTTCACGGCCGACACGAACCTTAACGGTGATTTCATCGTCCGGCGGCTACAACGCCTTAGCGCCGCCGGCTCATTGTGGTCCTACTCCGAGGACTTGGGCGGCGGCACAAGCCTAACGGTGTGGATGTACCTGTTCAACTGGCAGGCGACCGTCTACCTCTGGAAGCAATCCCCAGGTGGCACTATGAGCGGCACATACGATCCCTACACTCTGATTTTCTACAAGGGCTACGATGGCCCGTTTCCGCCGCCGGACGATGACATCCCCTACTGTTTTTCGGCGCAGACTATCCCGCCGTTTTACAATTCCTATCCTATGGACCCGGACCAATCCGGCAGCACCTGCCACATTTCGCTGGTGGAAGACGACTGATGCGCTGCAATTTCCAACGTGACGGCGATCGGTGGAAGTGTCAGAACGTCGATTGCACGGCCAGTTACAGCGCGGTCAGATTCCCCATTCCACCCGCACGCGAGTGCGGTGAACCAAGAGAAGTCGCCGGCTCACGGTCTGTGCCGCTCCCCACCTTCCACTCTCCACGTGCCCCTGCTTTTTCCGATCCGCCCTATCTCGTCAAGCTGGAGACTCTGATCCTCAATGGCAAGGCGACCAGACCGGCTGTCGAGATAGAGCGGGTGTTGGCGATTTGCCGGTCCAACCGTTGCGGCAATTGGGAATCCTACGGTTGTCGCCAGTGGTGCGGTTGCTGTGGCTCGACGCCGCATCTGTTCGCCGTCAGACTGGCAGATGTTCGTCTTGAATGCGGCTATTGGCCGGCCGGGACGAGGGATTAGGAGTTGGGCCTGTCCCGACGAGCAGTGAGCCGCCCGGGTGCTACCGCTAAAGCTGCTTGTACCGCCGGCAGCGTCGATGGTGGCCATCACCGCCCGCCGGTTCTGGCGGTGGTCTACGCTCGCATGATCTGGCGATGCCGCCGGCAACCTCGCCATGCTTGACGATGCACGATCGCGGATTCTCACGCCAACTTCAGCGGTACGGGCCTCCCTCGCCGAAAACGGCGTTAGCCGCGGCCATCGTCAGATTCAGCGTGCCCGGCCGAGCGGTTCACTAGCCCCAGCCACCAGTCACCTTCGCCTTTGATGGAACGGCTGCCTGTTTCTCCGGTGGCGGCTTGGGTGCTTCGCTCGCGGGCAGGGCGGCGTCCTCGTCCAATGTCACGACCTGGTTATCGACAAATGAGGACAACTGCCCCTTGCCCCATTTCAATTTGGCACCGCAGTGCTGACAGACGCTACCGTGCCCATCCAAGCGTCCGACGCAGCGAGGGCACTGGGGCCTCTCGTCGAGGCCCAAGGCGGCAATGACGCCAAGAGGCCCGAGGAATAGCCCGAGGAGCCCTCCGGGCACGACAGCGCCCCTGCCGCTGCCTGCGACGGCCCCCGCGACGATGGACCCGAGCCAGAGTAGAGCAATGAAACCTTCCATCCTTTTACCCTCCCGCGCCGCCTCCTGAAAAGCAAGTCCCCCAATGTGACATTTCCCAGAAAATGCCTTGGGGGTGACGCACGCTAGGTTCTAAACCTAGTGAGCCAAAATAGGCCACAATGGTGGTAAATTAGGCAAACTAGGTTCAGGACTCTGTGAGTCGTAAACAAGGCAAGAGAGGATGAATAGGCGGAAAGTAAGTAATTGCCGAAGTGGCGGAATTGGCAGACGCGCCAGGTTCAGGACCTGGTTCCCGTCAAGGGAGTGCAGGTTCAAGTCCTGTCTTCGGCACCTGATCGAGGGGGAAATGCCAGGCGATCGCCGATCCATAGGAGTTCGGATGAACTGTTGGGATCAACCTCCCTGGACTCGCCGCCTGCATAGATAAAAGCACTTAAATAAGGGGTTATTCCGAAAACTTCGAGGACCGCCGGGGGCGCCGGCGGGTTCGGATTCGACGGAGTGCATTTGACGTAACGGAGAAAACAGGGATAGAAGCCGGGCTCCGATGGAAGAGGTGTCTTCAAAGAACGACCAGTCTCAGCAACCGCGGCCGTCTCGCGGATTGCGTCGACCGCTTGCTTTTCATCGTCCGTCAATTTGTAGAGCGTGGTCATTGTAACTCCAGGGGAACGTGAAATGGCCGAAACACGCGAATGTAAATGCAAGTTCTTGGGTTGCCAGGATACCGGAAACCCAGTCCTCGACTCCCTGGTCAATCTCGCCGCCTCGATGCCGCCGACTTGGCTGAAACCCGAGTACCTGCGGACGTTGCACGGCGTTTTGCTCGAACTCGCCGAGAAGGAGCCGGGCGGCTTGAAGTCGCACTGCGGGAAACAGGCGGTTTCCCGGAAGACGTCGGGGCGTTGGCCGGATCAAGGAAGTCGGCAAACCCCTTTGCCGTCTCCATAAGATCGCTGAGACTTTCGGGCGGAACGGCCCGGTGCAATTCGACGGCCTTTTGGAGAGCCTCGCTGAGAATGGAAAAGTCGTGCATCTGAAATACCTCAGGAAAAGGTGAAAAATGTCACATGGCCGCTTGAATTCCGCCATCCCGATCTCCGCCACTGGCATTGTCTGGTATAGCCGGGATGCGTATCCGCGATGCCTGAAAATCTTCGACGACGCGGACGAACTGCCGGAGACTTTCGAGGAATGGCTCGCAATTGCCGAGCGGGCCGAGAGGGACGCACAAAACCGCGGGCTCCGCGTCATCCGTGCGGAACTCCACCCAGAGAGTTTCTTGGCTTGGTGTGCCGCGAACGGTCACGTCCATGCCGACAGTAGCGCACGCGCTGATTTTGCAAACCATGTGGCGGGTGAATTGTTGCTGGCAGTTAGAGATTAAGGGACTGGAGGGCTGGAAAAATGGGATTTCTCACTGATATTCTTGCCGGGCTTCCCCTTAACGCTCTCCTTCGGGAGAGGATAGCGGATGCCGAGAAGAAACATACAGAAACGGTCGATGAACTTGGCCGCTGCAAGGAGCAATGCGCCGACCTGCTCAAGCAACTCGCCGACTATCGCCAACGGGATCAGCATCCACAGAAGGACTACAAACTTGATCTTCCAGAGTTGGCCGTGCTTCGGAAGTTCGACGCCGCCGGACGAAACACCATCGAACTCGACTGTAGGGACCATGTTGTTTCAGGTCTGATTCAAAGGGGTTTCTTGAAACCGCTGGAATGGTCGCGGCAGACCGATGGGCCGGTAAGCGTTCAAATCACGCCCGAAGGCCGATCAACATCTGGGTTCAAGACACCAGAGTAGCAAGTGCAAGGTTGACCGTCAATCGGTAAAAGCATATAATCGGAGGGATGGAAATGCAAGCCCAAGAACTCGCCAACGTGTTTCGTGCCAATATGCGCACTCGCCGCAACGCCCTCGGAATCAGTCAAACGAGGCTCGCAGACGCTCTCCACGTCCCGCAAAGTTACGTTTCTGACCTGGAACGCGGTCGAATCTCTCCGAATGTCACCACCCTCGCCGCCCTGGCAGAGGCGTTAGATACAACGCCTTCTCTCCTGATTTCCCCATCGGCCGTCTTGGTTCCTTGAAAAATTCTTCGGAATTATGCCTTTGACAAAGCAAGGCCGCCTAACCCTTCTTTCGGCGTAGCTTTTGCATTCCCGCCTCCACCTTTTTCGGATCGGCCCGCATGAACGCGGCAAGGGCCTCTTCGGCCTTGAGTGGGTAAAGGGAAAGGCGGGGAGTTTTGTGTTTGTGAGGCGCGATATTACTCATCACGTATTCTTCTCACTTTAGATCATCCGCATAACTTGCGCGGTGAAGCTGACTAGAAAGATATTCCCATTGAGAGGACGCAGACATTATCGTTTCTATAGCATCCTCATCAATCTTGCCTCCTTTGGCGGGAAGTGGAACCATGACCCGGCTTAATTTGTCAAGGTAGCACTTTCGGTAGTATGAAAACCGCCATTTTTCTCGGCCCAGCATAATCTGGATAAATAGCAGGGTAGTGATCCTCATTTTCTTCTTAGGGAAACACACAGCAACATTGTCGTATGCAGAGAATTGGTACGGATGATACTTTGCTGACAAAGTGCTACCATCGCAGGCAATCGTGAGCTTGTGGCTGTAGACCTTTTTGTCAGAAACATCAAAGAATCCGCATACGCCGTTATTAAGTTCGCCGCAAGAGATGATCGGAGTCTGTCCGGCGACCATGCTACCGGTAGAATGAAAGGCACCCGCTTCCAAGTCAAAAATATCGCTCAACATAAAGCGGCTAAACTTCGGCATCGTGGTTGTACTATTAGATGGCGATTCCGCGTTTTCAGCAAATCGCACCAGCGTTACGACCGTCTCCCGCGTCGTCTCTTCTACAGCCTGTCTAAGGGCAACTGTGGATAAAGGGTCGGCGTCAAGATATGCTTCAGGCAGTAACTCTAGCAGTGGATCAGCAAAGTCAATCGGGGCAGTCTTAAAGAACTTAGGCTGGTTAGCGGATGTTGTTTTCGGGTGCGCAATGAAGTTTTGCAGGTACGGAAGCACCTCTGGCAATTGATCTGGCTCGTTACGGGGAGGCGAGAATTCAGACGCCAAGAGACGTTTGGACTTAGAAAGTATGTGTCCGTCTTTTGCAATCATTGCCCAAAACACAGATTGCGTTGGCGGGTGAGGCACTCCCTTCTTGATAATCACAGCCGCTACTTGTTTCAGGGCCGCAGGATAGAATAACTTCTCAGGAAGCGTGATAACGGCGAGCAAGGTGTGTTTGGCGAGCAATTCGTCACGTCGCCACACCTTTTCATCATGCGATCCAAAAAGCGTGTTCAGGGGTAGCAGACAGAAGAAAATCTTACCGTCGGCCATCGTAGAGAGGGCCTGTGAGACAAAGCGGTATTCCTTGTCTGTACTGCCCTTCAGGGCAAAAGGTGGATTCATTAGGACCCGCGTGACCGGCTCGTTGCCTGACTCAGGAGGTGTTGCGACGTAGGCAGCCGTAGCGTGGCCGTTTACTGAACGCTTTGTTAGATAGGTACTAAAGGCATTTCCTTCGACAATGTTGTTCTTTCCGTCGCCTCGAAAGATCATGTTGACAATGGCCAGCGCAGCGACCGCTGATTCCTGCTCGATTCCAAAAATGTTGTACTTCTTGAATCGCTCGCGTTGTTGCGGAGTGCTGTTACGCTGTACGTGGTCAAATGCGGCAACTAAGAATCCGCCCGTGCCGCAGGCAGGGTCGAGAACAATATCATCGCTTGATACACCAATGGCCTCCACGCCAAATCGGGTAATGTGGCGGGGGGTAAGAACGATTCCAATTTCCTTTGCTCCATTCCCATACTTTAGAAATACCTCGTAAAACTGCCCAAGGACATCCGTACTTGAGTTCATTGCGGAGCGTATATTCAGATTGTGAAGTTCCTGAATTGTCCGCACAAGGGCTGCCTTAAACTTGACATGATTCGTTGTGTTCGTCGGAGGAAGGATTTTAACAAACGGGGCAAAGTCGGGCTTGCCGTGTTGTCTGAGTACCGCCTCGCTTCTGGCGTTAATCTCCGCAATGAGAACCGATAGTTTAGTGTCCAAATTGGGGGGTTCGTCTATGACGGAAAGCAAAAGCGCTGCCATCGTCTTGGCCCGATCGTTTTTATTTATCCCTCCGATGTGTAACGTCTCGTTGATTCTTTCGGCCGCATTCAGGAAGAGACGCTGAGGAGGGGCGTACTCGTGAACATCGGATATACCTTGGTCCGTCAGTGTCATGGCTTGCTGCGGTGAAAGCAAGCCGGTTGCTACCTGCCCATTGATCGTTACCTCGTGCCATATACCATCAATACGGATGGTTGTGCGAATCAGGTAGCCTAACTCTTCTGTTCCGGCCACTCCGGTTGCCAACAGAGCCTTTGTCGTGCCGGGCTTGTCATTTATCTTCTTGGCGTAATCCTCTTGCGCTTCCTCCACTGCTTTTGCTAAATGTTTACGGGATGCCTTTGCTTCGATGATCCATAAGCAATTTTCACGGACCTTAACAACATTCTCTGGGCGCATTGCCACAAACGCTTCCTTGATTGGCAAATACCCGAGACACTGATTTTGGGTCCAGACTTGTCCGCCTGAGTTGAGGTTTGGATTCTTGACCGACCATCCAAGATCGTGAAGTTGCTGACGGATAAAACCGTAGGCTTCCACTTCGGTTTCTGGCACGGTGGATGTTGCAACAGTTTTCTTTGCCATTATGCCACCGCCTCCTTGTAGATGAGCCGCTTCCCTGCCGCGCCACGGATAGCTTCCACGGTTCGCGTGCCATCCGTCACCTTCCGCTCATCCCACCGGAAAGAGAACTCGTCGCAGTAGCGGGGAAGGTGCGTCTTGGAAATATGATGGAACGTACCGTGAACGCCCCTTTTCAGCAAGGCGAAAAAAGACTCCGCCGTATTGGTGTTGACATTACCACGGGCGTACTCGCCCTGACTGTGATTGACAGTTTGGTGGCCACCCGCAAACTCTTGGCCAATGCCCTTGTAGAGATTCAATTCGTCGGTCTGAATTGCGGCCTGCTGGTTGACATTATCCCGGATGGCCGTCTTGAGGTTGTCGGCGTTGACGTGTTCCACAACCCGCGTTCGGATTCTGCCGTCACGCTCGACTAGGGCAACCACTGGCGTCTTCTTAGTGCCCCGCCCCCGCTTGTTGACGATTGGATTGCCATCAGCGTCCTTCTTTCCCTTGCGTGGCTTGCCGCCGACGTAGGTTTCGTCAACTTCCACTATTCCGCCCAGTTTGCTGGCCAGCGGGTCTTGTTTCATAGCAAGACGGATACGGTGAGCGAGAAACCACGCGGCCCGGTATGTGTGAAGGCCAAGGTTGCGCTGCAATTGGAGGGCCGACACGCCTTTCTTGTGCGAGCATATTGAATGGAAGGCTTGAACCCACTGCCGCAAGGTAATGTGGGAACGCTCCATAACGGTGCCGACGGTGACGGTGAATTGCCCCCGGCAGCCGTTGCACTGGATAACGCCGTCGCGTACATTCTTTGACTTGGCTTGAATCCGGGTCACTGCTGATCCTCCGCAATGCGGGCATACCGGACCATTGGGCCAGCGGATGGCCTCCAGGATGGCGCGGGCTTCGTTTTCTGTCAAGCGGCCCACGTCGATCGCGGCCATATCGGAGAGTTTTGTAAACTTCGGAGGCGTGTACTTCATCGTGATTCCCTTTCCTTTGTCTGCCTCTATTCTACTCTTTTCTATTGCGTCTGTCAATAGTTTCGAGGCATCGAATCGGGAGTTTGCCAAAATGCTTCCGAAGAGGGGTATTACTGTTTCGATGATGGCCGACCGCCCTTCCGTGGGATTGCGGCAAAACGGTCCAACTCGCGGTCGGAAATGAACGGCTGGCCCGCAACTCTCTTCGCCTTGATCCTGCCTTCCTTGACCAGAACGGAAACGCGCTGCCGCTTGACGCCAAGGCGCGTGGCAGCGTCGGTCAGCGTCATGTACACTGGGGGCGGTTTGTGGGCCATGCACGAATCGTACCATAAACTATTGCGGTTGTCAATAACACCGCAATATCCCCCTATTGGCTACTGCTTTGTCAAAGGCATAATTCCGTAATTCTTTTCAGACTGGGCTTGACAGTAATAGAGAATACTCCATAATCAGCCGATACGATCCCTGACGGGTCGTAGCGGCTGTTTCTTTTCCGGGCTTCCTTCCCGCGAAAAAGGGCCGCTGGGAGGGATTCTTTCACCCGTGGAGGATCGAGAGGACGCAGTAGGGGGTATCGGCCTTTCCCAAGAAGTCCGAAGCCGCTGACTGCTTGAGCGCCGTACAGCCGCCGCTAAAGCCTTTAGCCGCCGCGGCCCACCTGCGTCCTCTCGATCCTCCCATCCGAAAAACCCTCCCTTGGGCCGAATCACCGACCTTGCTCGGTATCGGCCGTATAGGCGGAGGGCGGCTGTGACTTACGAGAATCTTCGATACGACCGGCATACTCAGCAGCAGCAGCAGCAGCGCAAAATCCGTGCCGGCGCATCGAAAAATCCCAACAAGAGTGACAGGTTGTTGTCACTCTACTTAGCAACGATAACACCCCCACAACCTACGGTTTCCGATGTAGCGGAAATCGCGGGGGCGATCGAGAGCGGGCCTGTCTCAAGGAAGACCCGCACGGAGGACGTGAATCCGCTCTTTGTACCCATCATTCACTACAAGGAGCCGCAACATGATTGCACTGCCGGAGACGTTGGACCATTTCCTACAGACCGAGTACGTTCGCGGACGGTGGCTGGACCCAAAGACCCATCAACAGATGGACATTTCCGTGCGATTGCTGGATCGCTGGGCGACCGAGACCGGGCAACCATCGCCGACGCCGATTTGGAACCTCTCTGCGAATCTGGTAGCCGACTGGATGAGGTGGCTAGCCGCCGATCGGATCGACATCCTCTTCACCAAGATCGAGGCGGGCCTTATGCCCGTTTCGGAGATCGCCGAGGACGACATCCCCTACTAGCAGGAGCAAGGGCATGAAGGACATATCCGAGATTCGTGATCGCTTGATGACGATGGAGGCCAACGACCTGGCCTTCGACTGCCGGAAAGAGTGCATCGACCTGTGCGATGCGTTTTCCGAGCTGAAGAGCCTAGTCGAAGAGATCGTTGTGGAACTGAACCGCGCCAACGTTGTACGGGAAGTTCGCAATGGCTGATACGTGCCCTACTTGCCGTCACATGCCTCCCTTCGGACTCCTACTCGCGCCGGGCATAGCGGTCTGCTTTCGTTGCGGAGGGCGGTTTGCGATTCGCCAACGAGCCGCGAAAGAACGCACGGATCGCAGAGAGACTTCCCTTACGTTCCTTGAGGACTTCTGCGGCGGAAAGCACCGGCCACTATCCACTAATCAGGATTGAAGGAACGCCATGACGGCCACAGCACGGAGGATAGCATACGCCAGCGTTTGTGACGGCATCGGGGCCGTTCACGTGGCGTGGGCGCCGCTGGGCTGGACGTGCCGGTGGGTCTCCGAAATAGAGCCGTTTCCGATCGCGGTTGTCGAGCGTCGCTTCGGGCTGCGAAACGTAGGAGACATGACGAAAATCACGGAGGCCGACCTTGGCACGCTCGGAGCAATTGACCTTCTTGTCGGCGGAACCCCCTGTCAATCCTTCAGCGTCGCGGGACTCCGAAAGGGACTGGATGATCCGCGCGGCAACTTGGCCCTCCGATTTCTTCAGCTTGTTGGCGCAATTCGGCCCCGTTGGGTGCTTTGGGAAAACGTCCCTGGCGTCCGTTCCTCGTGGACCGGCCCAGAGCCGCCGAGTGATTTGGAGCCGGGACAGCGATGGGAATCTACAGAAGCAAGTGATTTTGGATGCTTCTTGGAAGCCCTGGGGCAACTCGGGTATGGGTGGGTCTACCGAAGTCTTGACGCTCAATACTTCGACTTGGCCCAGCGACGCGAGCGCGTGTTCGTTGTCGGCTATCTTGGAGACTGGCGACGTGCCGCAGCGGTACTTCTTGAGCGCCAAAGCCTGTGCGGGCATCCTGTGCCGAGCCGACAGACGGGGTCGGGAGTTGCCCACAGCCTTGCGAGAGGCTCTTGCGGCAGCCACGGAAGATACGACCCCAACGGAGAGGACTACATCACCTGTCCTCTGACGCAGAATCAATACGCCGACAACGAAGCGAGGGAGTCGCTGCTTGTCGCCCACGCCCTCCGCGCCGATGGCTTCGACGCAAGTGAGGATGGCACCGGCCGAGGGACGCCGCTTGTTCCGGTGCCGTTCGACACGACACAGATCACAAGCCGCGGAAACTACTCTCAGCCGCGATCTGGCGATCCATGCCATCCGTTGGCCGGCCAGCAGCACCCGCCAGCGATTGCCTATCGCACAAGCGGCAACTGCGGCGTCATGGAGCAAGGCGACCGCACGGCCGCGTTGAACTGCAACACGGACCCGACGCAGCAAATCATCGCCTTCCAGTGCCAAGGGAGCAACGTGGGGCCGGCCGGGCATCTGCGGGCGGGCAACGGCAACGAGACCGGCGGCGTGCCGTTCATCGTCCGCCGACTCACGCCGCGCGAATGCGAGCGGCTGCAAGGCTTTCCCGACGACTACACGCTGATCGACTTCCGTGGAAAGCCGGCGAAGGACGGACCGCGCTACAAGGCCCTGGGCAACTCGATGGCCGTGCCGGTCATGCGGTGGATCGGGCAGAGGATCATGGAACTCGAAGCAGTGACGTAGCACCAAGGAAGGCTAACCGATGGACCGACAGATGCAGCAAACGACAATGGCGGGGCTGTGGCAAGAGGCCGAGGCGGCGGCGAGGGCCAAGGCAATCCTGCACGCCGAGCATCGCCTCGAAATGGTCAACACGCTCCGCGCTGCCGCACACACGCTCGGCTACTCCGGGCCTGTCCGCGATTCGCTTTTCGCCTTTCTCAACCAAGTGTTCGAGCGGACCAACGACGGTTTCGGGCCACCCTGGTGGCCGGAGAAGGCCGAGAAGTCAATCCTCGGCTGGCCCGGCGGTCCATCATGCAGCCGATCCAAACTATTCGAGATCATTGCTGACCTCCGGGACGCGGGAATCCTGGGCGTCGTGCCATTTCAAGGCGATTCCAGACGAAGTGCCTATGCCATCGCCTGGGGTGTCGTGTACGACATTTGCGGCAAGCCGCTTCCCCGCTATTTGGCGGACATCGCAATCGCCCTTCAATGCGTCCCCGACGTGGAACCAGTCCACGCGGTGGACAGCCAAGTCCATGCCGTGGACTCGTCAGTCCATACGGTGGACAAGCCAGTCCACGCGGTGGACTGCGAAAGCCCCGGAGATGCCCATACTCCCACGCCTGCGTGCGCGGGCGCGCGGGCGCGCTTTGATTTGATTCTTGATGATGATGAAAATTCCATCATCATCAAAATCAACTCAACCGACCCGGTTTGGGACCGCCTCGAACAAACGGCGGACCAACTAGTCATCGACCTATACGCCCATTGCCCATCTTGTCCGTCGCTCAGCCGGCGCAGCCGTGTGTTCTTGGCGTCGGTCGCCCTGTTTGGCGAAGTCGTGAACGCTGAATGGGTATCCGACGCAGTCGAAGCTGTCCAAGACTTCAAGGCCAATGACCCCGGCGCCTATCTTCACACATGCTTGCAGACCGGCATGGCGTCCCACATCCCCGGTGGCGATCCCGAATCGTGTGAGCGGCTGATCGGCCGCGTTCGGACCGTCGTGTCGCGTTGGGTCAGCAAACACAACTGGCGACCAGACGCAGTCGTCGCACGGGAGCGCGCCGAGCAGAGCAAGCACAAACCGAAGGAACCATCGGAAAAAGGCTGGTTTGAACTGAGCGAGGCTGAACGCGAAGCGATTGCGCGAGAACATGCCTCGGTCGGAGGAATGCGTGGCTTGCTCAAAGCACATCAGCAGAAAGCGGGGGCCGAAGCATGACGGTTCGCGTGTTGAACGGCGATGCGATCGACGTCCTACGAGCCTTGCCGGACGAAGCCTATTCGTGTCGGAAACGAGGTTGCCCAATCCGCGAAGAGGACGACGAATGAGAACCCGTCGGCATCGAAAGCATTCGAGGCGGGCCGGCAAGAAAAACAACCGATCGCGGAAGGCGCTTGAGAAACGGCGGCATTTGCGATCGCTGGACAGAAAGGAGCGAGGGACATGGCTGTAAAGGAGAAAACGAGGTTGAAAAGCGAGCGTGTGCAGTGGCCCACCCGTCCGAAGCGCGACGACACGCTGGTCGCTCGTCGGCGCGTGTGGACAAGCAAATGCAAACGCTACCGCGTCATCCACTCGCACATCCTCTACGGCGAGGGCTCGTTGCCCGACGTTTACTACGCCCAGCGTTTCGACCCGCACACGGCCCGCTGGGACAACCTGGACGGCTCCGCCGGCCGCCACCGAACGAAACAAGCCGCCATGCGGCACTGCGAGCGCGATGCAATCGTCAAGTAGTTTTCAGTTTTCATCACACAAAGGCGCTAAGGCGCAAAGAAAGGATTGTTCAGATGGGACTCATGCGATTGAGTTTGGAGAGCATCAAGGAAGTGCAGGGCGGCGTCGCTTTGGAAATGTTCCAAGACGCCCTGCACCATGCGGTCAAAGACTGCATCGACCGGCCGGGCGACAAGCGCGCTCGAAAGGTGACGATGCAAATGAACATCACGCCGGTCGCCGTCACCAACGGAAACACGATCGACTGCGAAGGCGCGAAAGGCGTTTTTCAGTGCCGCGCCAAAATGCCGGACCGCGTGTCGGCCGAGATCGATTTCGGCGTCCAGAATTCCGGCGACCTGATCTTCAACCCCGATAGTCCGCGCGACCATCGGCAAACGACATTGCTGCCGGCCGACGGCGAGGAATAACCTTTACCGAATAGGTAATGTTTTTTCTTTTACAACCCTTTTTTCTCTTTACCTCGAAGGAAAGTGTTTATGAACTGCCCCGTGGAAACCTTGGAACTGATCCAGCAGACAGCCAAGCAGGCGCAAGCGCCGGTGGTTGTCGAGTCGCTCAATACGGACGGCCGAACGGCCTACGTTCAGCAGGGCGGCGAGATCAAACAATTCCCCCTGCCGGCAAAACCTCGCGACCATCGCGTCGGATCGCTCGCCGATCTGATCCTGTTCGCCCAGCGAGAGGACAACAAATCGCCGATTGTCTGGCACGGCGTCGAGTGCGTTGTGCTTGTAACGAACGACGCCGATCGCCGCGACAGCGTTACGCTCCCGCTGACGCTGTCGGAGCGGTTCAAAACGCTCCAAATGCTGGCAGAGGAAAAACCGGCGCTCACGCAGGTGGAGTTCATTCGCCTACTGCGCGTCGATTTGGGCCTCGACAACACGGCCGTCGTCGCGAAATTCCGAAAGCTGGATTGGAGCAACGGCGCCGAGGCCAACGGCGACATCCAACACGGCTCGGCGAAGCTGGGTAAGTCGATCGCCGCGAAAGTACAGGGCATCGACGCCCTGCCCGATGAATTGCCGGTCGAGGTGCCGGTGTATCAGCAGACCGGCGAGCGGCAGGCGTATATCGTTCAATGCCTGATCGAGATCGACACGCTCAACCAGCGATTCCAGTTGATCCCGAAAGCCGACGAGTTGGAGCGTGTCGTCGATCTGGCCCAGGCCGGCATCCACGAGCGGCTCAACGTGGCGTTGAACTCCGACGCGGCGACGGACGCGAATGTTCCTGTGTACTACGGTACGCCGTGATGCGTTTTCTTCGGCCGCTTGCGGCAACGCCCGCACGCGCCGCAAGCGGCCTGTTTTCAACATTCAGAACGGATTCACCTGAAAGGAATCGACCCATGTTGGTGTTATCGAGGAAGAAGAACGAACGGATTGTGATCGGAAAGGACGTATCGGTCTCGGTAGTGGAGATTCGAGGCGACAAGGTGCGGCTGGGCATCGAGGCCCCGCGCGAGGTTCGCGTGGACCGTCAGGAGGTGGCCGACGCCATCGCCCGCGATCTCGCGGCCGGCACGCCGCTCCACGTGATCGAGGATCGGCTGGATTTTCAGGAAAACATCGAAAGAAAGGAAGAACCATCGTGAAACAGTCAGACGTGTGGATCGGGACGTACAGATGCAACTTCAGTCGTGATAGTCGGCGGTATCATGCTGGCTGGGTAAAATGGTCAACCTGTTGGCAAGCGACGGCACACCTCAAACGACACAACGCGATGCCCACGGAGAGAACATGAAAGAACACCCGATTTTGTTTTCTGCCCCAATGGTTCGTGCCATTCTTAATGGTCGAAAGACCCAGACGCGGCGAGTTGTGAAGCCGCACGATAAAGGCTGGACCTACAGCATCGTGGATGATAGTGAAGATGGCATCCAGTGGCTGTACGATGCTGATGAGGCAGGCGACTGGCACCGATGTTCCTGCCCCCACGGTAAACCCGGAGACAAGTTATGGGTGCGTGAAACTCACCTCATTACCAGTAGCAAAGTCGAATATCGCGCTGATTACCACCAGGAAATCGAAGCCGAAGATAGAGGGAGGGGACTGCGATGGCGACCTTCCATCTTCATGCCCCGCTGTGCATCGCGTATCACGCTTGAGATTACCGATGTGCGGGTGGAGCGATTGCGGGAAATAAGTGAGGCGGATGCTCAGGCGGAAGGCGTGATCGTGACAAAATCGCATGTACAATGTGCGCGGGAGTTCGATGAATTACGGCCGGACTTGCCTACAATCTCCCCGGCCCAACAGGCATATTGCGAGTTGTGGGAGTCGATCAACGGCGCGAAGCACTCATGGGCCAGTGACCCGTGGGTGTGGGTGCTGACGTTTAAAAGGTTATCCACGCCCACGGAGCGGCAGGGATGATAACGGCCCGGAAGAAAGCCGAGGCAGCCGCCATGCTCGCCGAAGGCCGGTCTGCGAAGTATGTGGCTAAGTGGACGGGCATAAGCAGGACAACCGCGCGGCGTATTCGCCGGTGCCTGGCCCAACCTGACAAAATGGGGGACAAGCCAAAGAAGGTAGCCGAGCCGATAGGCGACGTGGCGGAACGCGCCAGGCGGTGGCGGCGGAGAACACGGATTGCCCAACTAACACGGAGGCACGGATGGTTGACACGCCTGATCTGAGGACCCTCATCACAACGATAGTACCAGACATCCACCGGGCGACGATTGTCGCCTTGCTGCTCCGTGGCACGGACCCGGCGGCCGTCGCCACGATCCTGCGATGTACGTTCGTGGAAGTGGCTTCCGCGCGAAAGGAGATACTTGACCTGAAAGAGGCTTGGAAAGCAGGCCCGTCGGAAGTCCGGGCCTGCAAAAGGGAGGATTGCCCGCTACCTGACGAACGCGAGGCACTCGCCAAGGCCATGCGGACTGCATGGACCAAAATGCAAAGGGTATCTCCAACACCAGCGGGAAAGGCCAGGGAAAACGCCAGCCCAGGCCCCCGATTTCATCAGTAGTCTTTACGGCCGTGATTTTCCCCAGATTAGGGTTGCGGCGAGTCCAGAAAATCCCAAACTAGTGGCGCATGGGAATCAAGGGCTATGCCGCCTACGCCGCGGCCCGGCGTCAAATCCGCGACGGTGACCTGCTGCTCTACCGGCCCCGTTGCTGGTACACGCGGCTGATCGCCGTGGCGTCGAGCTATGGCACCCACTCGATGCGCAGGACCAAGAGAAAAAATCTTGCCCAGATTGAAATATGTCTTGACATCCCCAAGACCGTGGTAGGATCGGACTCGATATTGGACCACGCGGAAACTGTGAACCTTTTGCAACCATGAATCCGATTGTCGCCAACTACGCTAAGGTTCGTTCGCAAATCCGCGACGGCGATCTTCTTTTATTCCGCTCAAGGAACTGGTACACGCGGCTGATTTCAGCCGGTGGTCGGTCTGAGTACGTTCACGCCGCGATGGCTGGCTGGTGGAAAGATCGGCTGATGTGCGTCGAGATGACCAGCGGCGGCGGCCGGGCGCAACTGCTCTCGAACATCGTCGAGCAGTGGCCCGGAGTGATCGACGTGTACCGTGCGAACGCCACTCGACGCAAGTTCTCTCGGGCCAAGGC